CATAGAAGCAATTATTAAAGACAATCAAATGACATTTCCTACTAGATTAGCTACAATAGTTGATAAAATAGAAGCTCATTTTAAGGAATGTTATGAATCACATGACACACACATACAACGCTGAAGATGCTATGCTTAGAGAGCATAAAGAGTCTACTTTTGAAAAGCAGCAGGCAAAGCGCCAGCAAAAGAAAGCGCCTACAGAGCTAAATGTAAACAGCGACTCAGACATAATCAATAAAAGAATTAACCAAAGACTAAGACGTAAGGAAGCATTATCCAAAGCATTAAACAAATTACACGATGCTGACATTGTTGGGTAAATTGGTGTAGAATAAAAGCCTTATATATCAATTACTTGAGCATATATGACTGAAAAACAATCAAAAAATTCAAAAGGTGGCGCTAGAATAGGCGCTGGTAGGCCTAAAGGGGCGCTAGACAAGGGTAACGCTACTCTTAGACAGATGATACTCAACGCCTTAGATACGGCTGGTGGTGAGTCTTATTTAGCCTTACAAGCCCAAGAGAACCCTAATGCTTTCCTAAGTCTAATTGGTAAGGTATTACCTACAACTCTAGCCAGCGATGAAACCGCACCATTAAAGATGATAGTAAGTTGGAAGAAGTCCTAGAAGTCGAATTAGACTACTGTCCTAGAGCAGTATTTGAGGATTTCCACGATAGAACAGAGCGCTGGGCTGTTATAGTAGCTCACAGACGCTGCGGCAAGACTCTGGGTTGTATCCTAGATTTAATCTACCGAGCAATCTCCGAAGGTAAAGAAGATGGCAGATACGCCTATGTTGCACCCTACTACAGTCAAGCCAAGAACATTGCTTGGGACTATCTACAAAAATACTCTCAACCTGTCCTTGCAAAAGCTAATCAATCTGAACTATGGGTCGAACTCGTTAACGGAGCAAGGATTAGACTCTTTGGTGCTGATAATCCTGATGCCTTGCGTGGTTTGTACCTTGACGGTATCGTTCTTGATGAATACGCTGATATGCGCCCGAGGATATGGGGCGAAATTATTAGGCCGCTACTCTCAGACAGACTAGGATGGGCAGTTTTTATTGGCACTCCTAAGGGCCACAATGGGTTCTGGGAGTTATATAGCGCAGCCATAAACAAAGATGATTGGTATGTAAAGACCCTAAGGGCTAGTGTTACTGGCTTAATTGCTGAGTCAGAGCTTGCAGACGCAGCTAAGTCAATGACCCAAGACCAATACCTACAAGAGTTTGAATGTGACTTTGAAAGCGCTATTGTTGGTGCTTACTACGGTAAAGAACTACGCTTACTGACTGACCAAGGCAGAATCACCGAGGTTAAGTACGACCCAATGTATAAAGTAAATACAGCTTGGGACTTAGGCTTTACAGATTCCACAAGTATTTTTTGGTATCAAGTAATACATGGAGAGATACGAGTCTTAGAGCATCACTCTAGTAATGGTCAATCAATCCCTTTTTATACAGGACTAATTCAATCAAGAAATTACCAATATGGGATACATTGGTTGCCCCATGATGCAAGAGCTAAAACATTAAGTTCTGGTGGAAAGTCGATAATTGAGCAACTTTCTGCTAAAATTCCATTAGAATCTATGAAAATTGTGCCAAATTTGTCACTTCAAGACGGAATACAAGCAAGTCGCATGGCCTTACAAAGAGCTTGGTTTGATAGTGAAAAGTGCATGGATGGCATAGAGTGTTTAAGGCAATACCAACGAGAGTATGACGAAGATAAGAAAGTGTTTAGGGATAGACCTAGGCACGATTGGACATCACACTCTGCCGATGCGTTTAGATATTTGAGTATTGCCTGGCGGGAAGAAGAAAAAGTTGCCTCGAAAGATGACTCGATTAAGGGCTTATTTGTCGGTCAAACAGATGTTAGCCTCAATGACCTTTGGAAACAGAAACAAAGGACTACAGGTGGGAGAATTTAATGGCAGAACTTAAAGGCGAAGTAGCTCACTCTTACGAGGACTGGTACAACCGCATAATGTCCTATGAACGGACATTTAAGAATTGGGAAGGTAGAGCTACTAAGATTGTTAAACGCTATAGAGATGACTCCCGCTATCAAAACAACCCCAATGCTCGCTTTAATATCCTTTGGTCTAATGTTCAGACCATCACTCCAGCTATCTTTGCTAGACTCCCACGCCCCGATGTAAGCCGTAGATTTAGGGACAATGACCCAATAGGTCGTGTTGCTTCAATGATGCTTGAGCGAGCCTTAGAGTTTGAATTAGAGCATTACAGCGACTATAAGTCCGCTATGTCTAACTCAGTATTGGACAGATTATTAGGCGGTAGAGGTACAGCTTGGGTGCGGTATGAGCCACATTTTGAAGCCGAGGGAGAACCTGACGATGGTTACCAGATTACAGAGGATACGGATGAATCAGAAACGCCAGGCGCAGAAGCAGCAGAAGCCCCTGAGCGTATTGAGTACGAATGTTCTCCAGTTGACTATGTGCATTGGCGTGATTTTGGTCATACTGTTGCTAGAACTTGGGAAGAAGTAACCGCAGTATGGCGTAAGGTCTATATGAATCGCCCTGCATTAGTAGAGCGCTTTGGTGAAGATTTAGGCTATAAAATTCCATTGGATACAAAGCCTGATACATCTAAGACATACAACGAAAAGATGGGCGAAGGCACATCACAGGCTGTAGTTTATGAAATCTGGGATAAAGAAACAGGCAAAGTTCTGTGGATTTCTAAATCAATGGGCAAAATCCTTGACGAAAGAGATGACCCACTTCAATTAGAAAACTTTTGGCCTTGTCCTAAACCTTTGTATTCAACCATCACAACCGATGGGCTTGACCCAATCCCTGACTTTACGATGTATCAAGACCAAGCCAGAGAGCTTGATGTCTTATGTGACCGTATCGATGGATTGATTAACGCCCTTAAAGTGCGTGGTGTATACGATGCTAGCTCTAGTGAGTTAAGCCGCCTGTTCTCTGAAGGCGAAAACAATACCTTAATTCCTGTTAAGAATTGGATGGCATTTGCCGAAAAACAGGGCATGAAAGGTGCATTAGATTTAGTAGACATCACCCCATTTGCTACCGCTTTAATAGCCGCTTATCAGGCAATGGAGCAAGTTAAAAATCAAATTTACGAAATTATGGGTATTGCTGATATTCAGCGTGGACAGACAGACCCTAATGAAACCCTTGGCGCACAGATTATTAAGTCTAATAACGCTCAAGGCCGCTTAAAGACAATGCAACACAATGTAGTGGATTTTGCTACCGAGCTACTTAGAATTAAGTCACAGATTATCTGCAACCATTACACCGATGAAACGATTGTCAAGATTAGTGGTGCAATGCAGCTATCTGATGCGGACAAGCAATACATCCCCCAGGCTATTCAACTGTTAAAAGACGAAGCCAGCAAGAACTTCAGAGTTGAGGTTACTTCTGACTCCATGATTTATCAGGATGAGCAGCAAGAAAAGCAAGACAGAGTTGCCTTCTTACAAGCCGTATCAGCGTTTGTTCAAACTGCCCTACCTGTAGGTCAAGCTGCACCTGAACTTACCCCATTACTCATGGAAATGCTCAAGTTTGGCGTTACTGCGTTTAAAACTGGCAAACAGATGGAAGGCATTATTGACGAAACGGCTGATAAGTTTAGAGAACAAGCTAAACAAGCCGAGGGTCAGCCTAAACCACCTAGCCCAGAGATGCAAAAAGCGCAGATGGATAACCAAGCTAAGACTCAACAAATTCAGATGTCTGCTCAGTTAGAAATGCAAAAGATGCAAGCCCAGAATGAGTTAGAGAAAGCTAAACAAGAGTACCAGGCTCAAGAGAATCAACTGAAATTCCAGCTTGAAGCGCAAAGAAATGCTGCCGATAGAGAGATGGAAGCCCAGCTTGAACAAATGAAGATTGAAGCTACAACCAATAAAGACTTATTATTAGCTTATATTGAAAATGCTGGCAAAATTGAAACTACTCGCATATCTTCAGGTTTAGATACGGGTGAAGTGGCATATCAAGACAATGTTCAAATGGCAAATATTTTGCAAGACCAATTAGGATACTCAAACATGAAAAACCATCCATTGCAGCCAGTAATTGAGAATATGCACCAAAGCAATCAACAAATGACCCAGTTATTAGCGGCTTTAATGGATAAATTAAGCCAGCCAAAACGGGTGCTTAGAGATGAAAACGGTAAAATTGTAGGTGTGCATTAATGGCTATTACAGTAACCCACACTAAAGTCAGTCTAAAGCCTGATGATGCTGACGATACCCTTATTAGACCGTCAGATTGGAACGCTACCCATGCGTTGAGTGGTACTGTACCTGTCGCTAATGGTGGTACTGGCGCAGCTACATTAACTGGTTATGTATACGGTAATGGCACAGCAGCTATGACCGCAAGTACGACTGTACCTAGCACAGATATTACTGGGTTAGGCACTATGTCTACTCAAAATAGTAATAACATATCTGTTACTGGCGGTTCAATTAGTGGCACAACTGTATCAGGGTATATACCTACCACGCAAAAAGCTGCTGCATTAGGTGTAGCAACATTAGACTCAGCTACTAAAGTACCTATTAGCCAAATTCCTGACTCGGTTATTGGTGCGCTAAGTTACCAAGGCACATGGAACGCTTCTACAAATACACCTACCCTAGCTTCTTCTACAGGAACTAAGGGTTATTACTATGTTGTAAGCGTAGCTGGTAGCACTAACCTTGATGGTATTACTGATTGGAAAATAGGCGATTGGGCCGTATATAGCGGAACTGCCTGGCAAAAGATAGACAACACCGATTCGGTTACCTCAGTAAATGGTTACACAGGCGCAGTTGTATTAACTAATACAGACATTAGTGGCTTTGGCACAATGTCTACACAAAACGCTAATGCGGTTGCGGTTACAGGTGGCACAATTAATGGTACGACTATTGGAGCTACAACAGCTTCTAGTGGCGCTTTTACTTATGTTTCTACAAGTTCTACAACTAGCACAACTCCAGTATTAAGTTATAACGCTTCAAATACAAATCTTGCATTAGGCGGGACTGTTTCAGGGTCTTATTTACAAGCAGTAATGCAGAATAAAAGTGCAACTGCTGGAGCATCTATTAACTTTGCAGTAAGTAACAATTTGGGCACAGATTCAACCTATTACGGTGAATTTGGCATGAACTCATCAGTATTTAGCGCTTCTACGCCTGCTGATTATTTTTCAATTAATAACGGTGTTTACTATTCTGGGCATGACGGTGATATTTCAATAGGTTCAGGAAATGGTTATAAAACCTATTTAGCTTGGGGAACAACAGGCCAATCAGCCCATGTAATCAATGTTACTGGCGCTATTGGGCTTAATACAAACTTAGGCACAACGCCAGCTTTA